CGCCGTCTGCGTAGGCGTTTGCGGCTGATACATATTCTGCAGCAGCGACTGCCAGAACGCGGGCTGGTAGAACGGTTGCTGCTGCTGTTGCTGCGGCATGCCGTAACCATATCCGGCGTTGAAGAACGGCGAGTATCCACCGCCGCCACCACCGCCATACATCATCATCTGCGCAAGCTGGCCGTAGAGCGGATTGTAAAGACCGCCGCCGTACTGCTGTGACTGTGCGGGCTGCGAAGAGCCTTGGGTGTTGGTGTAGCTGCCCATTAGCGTTTCTTTGCCAGCAAGTCTAATGCGTGGTCGATCATGGACTGAGACTGATGACCAAAGTCCACACGCCCGCCACGCGCACGAGGTTCGGGCAGTTCCCACCACTCAGGACGACGCTCCTCTGGCCCATACTCAGCGTAATGATGATGATTGTGAAACTGTTCCATAAAATGTTCTTCGGGAATCTGGTGACGCTTCGCCATCACGGTTCCTCCGCCTGGTCGTTGCTTTTCAGAATTGGCGCCTGCTTTTGCTGCCGGATGCGAACTTCGGTGTTCTGGGCAATCGGGTTCCCGCTCATGTCCTTCACGCGCTTGCCCTTGTTGCCAACAAGGAAGTCAGGGTCGTAGCGCACAAAGAACCCATTTGAAGTTCGATGCGCGGCCTCGTTAGTCGAACTAATCTTCTTGTTGCGAAGGCCAACAATCACGCCTTCTTTGCCCTTGGGTTGGATATCAAGCGGACGAAAGTCATGGCTGTCTCCGTTTACAACCCTGTACTTCTTGCCCGTTTCCTCATCAAACACCGTCTCAGGCAGATGAGATTTATGGCTGAAGGCCATTGCAACATTTGACCCCGTATCCAACCGCTTACGCATCTGCTTCCAGTTGCTGTGAGGGTTATCAACGTCCAGGTCAGAAACTCCCGTTGAGGAGTATGTGTAGTGATGATTGGGAGCAATCGGGTTCGTGTTGTTCTTCGTGTAATCGTAGAACGCCACGTCGGGGTGAGCGTTGATGATTGCCTTATGAACGCGCGGGTTGATGTCTGAAAGCACGTTGAGGCGCACACCCAACATGTTGTTGTTCATGGCCGCCATACGCTTGGCGGCCTCAATCTCGTCATGCAGGCGCACGGCAAATGCTTCCGGGTCCCGCAACATCGCAACAGTTTTGCGAACGCTGTTGAGACGCGGCCCCTTGAGGGCGTCCGGGTCTTTTCCGCCGCCAGCGTAGAAATAGCCGCCAGCAAACTTGCCCAGGCATTCCTTTTTGCATGATGCGGAGTTCGGGCAGGTTGTGAACTTGCCTTCCTGATATGCCGGCGCCAAGGCAAGCCCTGTCGTCTCAACGCCGCGACCGTCGGGCAATGAAACGGGCAATCCGCCTTTGTATCCGGCTTCTGTCTTCATCAACTTTGCGTTCTTCGTAAGCAGCGGAGACGGAAGACCGTTTTTTGACTTTGTCAGATACGGCGCAATTTTTTGAAGCGCAGACCGGCTGTTTGCGGCCCTGTCTTCCGGCGTCAAGGACGTATGGTGCTGGATGGCCCTGTCAAAAGAATCAGACAGACTCTTGATTGACACGGTGCCTGGTTGCGTTGTCTGGCCAGACGGGGCAACAACGCGCGGTTCCATTGTCGGCTTAGCCGGTTGGAACATGGAGACAAGATCAAGCGCCTTGCCAATCATGGGATCATCGGCGCTTCCGCCATCGGCATAATGACGAATGTAGTTCGGTCCCACCTCACCGCCCTTTTTGAACTGGCTAAACCCCTTCGCCTTGATGCTGTCGCGCATCTGCGGCGCGTCTGCGGAGCCGCCTTCTGCGCGCTTCACTCGTGCATGCGCCGTCAGCAGTGCGGAGCGGATTGCTTTGGCAGGGTCTTCAGCAATGCCGCCGTGGGCGTACACGCCGCCCTGATTCTGTATCAGCCGCTCGGCCAGAAGCCTGTGCGCGACCTTGTCTACGTCCTTCAGGTACTGGCGAAACTTCGGGTCCTCAAGGTCTTTGGCTCCAAGCTCGACCTGCGGGTCTGACCCCCGCGCGCCGTCGCTCTCCGCTGATGGGCCGAACCGACGCTGCATATCTGCCCGCACGAGGCGCTCTGAAGCCCCCGGATAATCCTTGGAAATCCGGGTCATCAAGGCCATGCCCTCGGGATCGTCCATCATCGCATAATGTCCCTTGTGCAGCGACTCGTGGATCGGCGTGGACCGGCTTGCCATATCCGCCCAGACACGGCGGGTTTCTGGGTCGTACATCCCCCGTGGGTTAGTACCGGCGTTGTCGCTGATCGACATATTGTACGGGTCGAATCCAAGAGCGCCCACGGGAGACGTGTTGGCGCCTAGTTGCGCCGCATACACGCCATCTGCCCGGTCCCAGCCAATGGGTTTTGTTGGGGCTGGTTCCGCAAAGACGCTGTTGTCATTTATTCGATCCACCATACTCAACCCGTTCGCCTCGATAGGCATACGGGTCTCGTTCGATATGTATTGCTCGTTTGGATTGCCGTACTGCGTCTTGTAGCGCCGGGCCTCCTGAGCTTCCTCGTCGGAGTATAGCTGACCGCGTGGCGGGTCCATGTCCCATGAACGCTTGGGATCGGGGTCGGGCTCCGACGCGCCAATCTGGTTCTTGATCCAGCCAAGCACGCCGCCGGTCTGGCGCGGCTTGCGCGCGATCATCAACGCGCGGCGGATGGCCTTGTCGCTCACTGCTGCACCGGCTTCGGCACGAGGTGAAGGCCGCGCTCATGCGCGTGCTGCTCGCGTTGTTTCTGCAGGTCGCTCGCCAGCTTGAGCGCGTGCTGAACGTGATTTGACTTCTCCTTCATCGCCGCAATCTCAAGCTCGGCGCGGCGGTCGAGGTCGCGGTTCTCGTTCTCCATGTCGGCGTGACGAGCCTTGAACTCAATCTCCTTGGCCTTCGCCGCGACATCTGCAGCCTTGATCGCCAGCTCGCGGTCGTCGGTCTGCGGCGCCACGCCGCCTTGGTGATGCGCTGCATCAAGGCGCAGCTTCTGCGCGTCAAGCTGCAGCTTCTGGGCGTCAATCTGGACCTTTGCCTGCGCCGCAGACTGCCGCGTCTGCGCGTCAAGCATCTTGGCGCTGGCTTCCTTGTCGGCGATCTGCGCCTGCGCCATCGCAGCCTGCATCTCGGGCGGCATCTTGCCCTGCGCTGACGGCGGCGCGAAGAACTGCTCGGGGTTGTTCCAGCCGATGGCCTGCAGCGCCGCCGTGTCGATGGCAATCGGGTCGTACAGCCCAGGCTGCGCGGCCTGAAGCTGCTTCAGCGCCATGACCTTGATGATGCGCTGCGTGTGCGACGCGGTGTTCGGGTCCGCCTGCGGCACCAGTTCAACCATGTCCAACGCGCGCAGGAACGTCTCCTCATCCCACGGGTACGCCGGCCGCTTGTTGCGCTGCCAAAAGCTCTGCGGGTTGTCGCGGAAGCACTTCACGAGAAGCTGGAACTCCTCGGCCTGCGCGGAGTGCATGCGCTTGTGGACGGCATTCAGCACCTTCTGCGCCTGCTCGATCAGCGCCAGCGTGGTGCCGACCGGAGCGTCAGCCTTGCCTTCACCCACCGCCTGCTCTGCGGTGCCGCCCATACGCATTCCGGTCTGGGCGATGTTATCGACCAGCGCCATCAGCGCCTGCGACGGCTCCTTATAGGGCAGCGGCATGATCGCCTGGTTGACCGGCATGCCGCCCGTCTTGACCAGCGCGCCGCCGCCCGGAGGGACGCGGAAGATGTTTGTGTTTTGCCGCCCGCCGGCGTCGCTGAACAGGAAGCCGGGGAAGTTGGCGTACATGCCCGCGTCGAGCAGCTCGCGCCACGCTGCCGTGATGGCGTTGGTCGTATTGCCAAGGATGTGCAGCAGGCCGATGGGGTAGAAGCCCAGACCCGGCACGAAGATGTAGGGCACGAACACCGCACGCGCTTCCGGCAAGTCTGCAGTGTCTTCGTCGTAGTTGCGGACGATGCTCAGGATTTTCTTCGTGCTGACATCGACGGTGACGCGGTACGGGATTTCAAGTCCTGTTTCCGCGCCCTTCAGCTTGTGCTCAAAGCCCTTGACGTTCAGTTCGCAGTAGCACTCGTAGATTTCGC